AGCAAAAGTTCGATTTATTCAACAAAGCCATTACCTGGTTCAACGCGATCGCAACCGACAAGGCCAATAGTCGGCAGAACAATGGCTAAAGCAAAAATAATTTTTTTCATCTTTTATCCTTAGTGAAAGAAAGACCCTTGTAAATGGCATAAATGCAGGGCGGGGTCAGAAACGCCAGTGCAAAGCCAGAAATAACTGCTATCGTATCCTTCATGGATATAAGGAACGGAACGAGTAATCCGTAAATGCATGCGATAATTGCCAGTAAAATTACTATTGTGAAATACAGTCTCATTGGTCTGTGGTATCCCGATATTTTTAACCGACTGACAGCGCAATAAAGAGAATAATGATTTCAGTTAGTGTCAGCACTGTGGCAAGGATTAAAATCAGTTTTACTCTGCTTAATTCACGGTTGCTTTTCATATAAACGGTTAGTAAAAAACGGAAGAATTATATTCTTCTTAATATTTAATGTGTCACTGGCGCTTCTGGCATACCATGAGTATTCAGATCGTGAATCATTTCATCCAGAAGGAGTTCAAGCCCTTCGCGCCCCATAGCAGAGATAATGAAACCATTATCAGGATCTGCGATGAGCATTTTTTGATAGAGAAACAGAACTCGCCCCATGCCTTCAGCTTCGCCATATTTTTCAATAAATCCCCATTCGACATGGTTTTGCAGGGCAATGCGAAGTGGTCCGGGGTAGATACTCAGGCAACCATGTTTCCCCTTGTAAATAACTGCGCGATCTGTAGTTCCATTATCGTTAGGGATATCAACGGTACCGTTCTTGTCTTTCTCTTCATTTATAAACGTAGTCACATACAGCCATCGCCATTGAGCAACTTTCATATCGACTGAAAATCGTCCCAGCAACCCTGCATCATCGGCTTCAGCAATACATTGCATGATTCTTAAACCGTGTGAGTTTGGATAATCGTATTCACCATCATTAAGTCGCTGTACGGCCTCAACATAATCAATGGTTGTATTGCCAATTTTTATGCCATGTGGCGTAACTTCTGGTCGGAACTCTGAATAATTCATAATGTTTGTTCCTTTGCTGGTGGAATAATCGTGTAACCCGCTCTTTTTACCATCCACAGAAATGTATCCATGCAGCCAACGAATTCATCATCCGACAGATGTTTTGAGTAAATCACTTTCCCATTTTCAATGGTCAACAACACTCTTACTTTTTCATGTGTTATGTTCTGTTGTTTTTCTTTCATTTATTTATCTCCCATATGCTTTGCGCAAATACAGGTTGGCTATATGAAGATAAGAATCTCCATGTTGTGCAATGAGGCAGGCAGTTTTATACGATGCCTTATTTTTCAGGAAAGTCATAACTGAGTTACCTCTATGAATAAAGGTTGCAACAATCCCCGGCGATAAAACCGTAATAAACGTTCATGGCATATTTGTTGTTATTGCGCTAATTCTTTTTCGGCAGCAGCTTTTGCATATTCACATGCAAAATTCAGAATTTCGCTGCCAAGTGTTTTTGTTTCGTGATTACTGGACATATGTAATACCTGTGTTGCATGCAATAAATGATAAACATTTACCGCAAATGAGTCCGGCTCCAGACAAATGCCTTCATAATCATCTTGTTGTGAGGTTGTTTTTGTCATTGCTCCTGAAGTGCATGCGAGCCTGTTTTTGACAATTCTCTTTCCTCTAATCACTATATCGGCAACATCTATTGCCTTTACAACCTCCGGGAGAGGTTCCGGGTTTGTATAATCAAAGTCATCAACATGGAGAACAGTTATGTTTTCGAACTTTTTCATGGCTTCCTCAGCTGACTTATATGTTCTGCTATATAGCGAGTCTCAGAAGTGTTTTCATATTGAGACTGTTTCCGCAATGATTGATAAAAATGTTCGCATGTACCTTGAGGGGCGAAGCGGCGATTATGTCACCATTGGTATTGGTTCTTCCGTAGAAGAGCTTCGCGAGATAAGGAGCAAACTTGTTGAGATGCGTCATGGTGTTGCTGCTCCTCACTTTTTGGTTGCTCCGGAGGAGTAACTTCGCCAGTTAACAGCCACATCGGATCGCAGCCAAGAATATTTGCCAGTGGGATAAGCATACTGATAGTTGGTTCATACTCTCCGCTCTCCCACTGGATGATAATTTCTTCATCGAGATCGAGCAGCCTGGCGAGTTCGGCGGTTGTTAAGCCGCAGGCTTCGCGTTGGGTGCGAATCCGATTCTGGGAATTAATAGCTAAATTTTGTTTGCATAAACGCGACGCGGTGAGGCTGTATTTTTGAGTTACAGCCAGGATGGAGCTGGCAAGTTCAATTAACTCAGGATTATTGCTGCTATACAGTAGTGCACCAGCCCCTACTAAGAGTTGAATATTCTCAAGAGCATCGTGCTGATTTGTTGGTAACCCCATATACGATGACATTTTTCTCATCCTCTATAATTGCTTTGGTGAGTTCGATACCTATGCCATGATAATAGGTTTGCCGATTTTGTCTGTCAATCGGTTTATCGATTTTTTTCCAAAAAAAAGCCCACTTAAGAGTGGGCGGGTTAAATGATTTTTGCTTATGCAAAACGGTGTAGTGTCATGGGCCAACTGACAATTACTTTTCCGTCAATGTGAAGTTGTTCGAAGTCTTCCGGTTCGATAGCCCAATCCTTGTAAGCTGGGTTGTCAGATATCACCGTTAGAGTATCTTTGATTTTTTGAAGTCTTTTGATGTGCGATGTTCCAGAGTATGTAAAGGCGTATATACCATCACCATTAAATGTGCGAACTGATACATCTACAAATACCAAGTCTTCAGGGTCTATTGTGCCTTTCATACTGTCGCCGTGGGCGTTTATTGCTTTGATTGCTGATGCTGGCCTGCCGCCAAAAACTCTTGATGCGTATCCTGGTTCTATCGCTATAGATCTGACAATGTCAGGAAAATCAGAGTTATAACTACCAGGTCCGCAACTATATCTGATGTCTAAAACATCCACGACATACGAATCAGTAACCCAATCTTCAGAAATGTTACGTATTTGGTGTGAGTCTGCAGAGGTCACGATTTCCATTGGGCCAACACCCGATGCGAGCCATTCCGGGTTAACGCCCAAAACTTTTGCTATTTCGACTGTTTTTCTGGAACCGTTGGCTTTGTTAAGTAGTTGATTGACACTGGACTGAGCCATACCCACTTCTTTGGCCAGCCTACCTTGCGTAAATTTTGCGTTGCGCATAGCTAAATCAAGTCGTTCTGAAAATGTCATTGCGATTTTCCTCCCCTCTCTATCCTGGCTAGTCTATCGGCTTTCCGATAAATGTTCTAGGTTTAACGTTGAATATCGCTTTTCCTGTTGTTATTATGCGTTCAATAGGAGATGCGATTATGAAACATAAAGCCATAGAGAAAGCTATTGAGATTCTTGGAAGTCAGCAAGCCTTAGCCAAGCGATGCGGAAAGGCCCAGTCAACAGTCTGCGATTGGTTGAACTGCAAGAACAAGATTTCACCAGAATTTGTGCCGTTATTGGTTGCAGCTGTCGACGGAAAGATCCAAGCGTATGAATTTCGTCCAGACCTACCAGAGCTTTTTCCACACCCAAGCTTAGCGCACACAGAGGACGAGAAGTGATGGGTAGCTCTTATGCAGATAAAGAAGCCGCCAGGCTCGAAGCGGCGGCCATTCGTATCGCTGAAATTATGGTTCAAAGAATCAAATCTGATCAGGAATATGGGCGAATAAATAATCAACCATCCCCTGAATGTGCTCTACATCTTCGCGATTCGCAGGAGTGAGCAATGGATCTAGGGCTGCTAATTGGGCACCACGAGTAGCAATCAATCGCGCTTTGTTTATTTGCTCGGGTGTCATGCTCGACAGCATCGCCCGAACAACCGTTTCAAGTGCATTGAGGCGTAAAACGGGATCCGCCGCTTTTAGATGTTGGGTATTTGACATTTTTATCCTCCATTGAGAGCTGAATTGAAAATGGAGACCAACACGCGGCTACGTGTGGTCGTGCGCCGGACACGGGTAAGCATCCGGCACTGAATAATATCACCGTACAAGAAGTGCGGAAAAGACGGGGAAAGCTAGAGGTTAATCATGGTTTTTCGTAAAGAGGCAACAATGAACGCTGCAATTTTTAACGACAAAGTATCCATGACCAGCGTTGAAATCGCAGAGCTGGTGGGTAAACGTCATGACAATGTGAAACGCACTATTGAAACATTAGCCAAAGGTGGCGTTGTCCGGTCTCCTCAAATTGAGGTTTCCGAAAGAATCAATAACTTAGGTTTTAAAGTTCAATATGAGCATTACCTGTTTGAAGGAGAACAAGGTAAGCGCGACAGCATCATTGTCGTCGCACAGCTCTGTCCTGAATTCACTGCTCGCCTGGTAGATCGCTGGCGCGAACTGGAAGAACAGATCCGTAAGCCAATGAGCGAAATCGAAATGGTTGCAGCGATGGCTCTTGAAGCTGTTCGCCAGCAGAAACGGATCACTCAGGTGGAAGAAAAAGTCAGCCATGTTGCCGAAACAGTTGAGCAAATCAAAAAGGGCACCATTCGTGAGGGCTATGCCGGATATCGCCAACTGAAAGCAAAAACCGGTTTGTCAGATGATAAATGCCGCAATCTGGTGAACGCCTATCAAATTCCTACAGACACCCATGAGTTCATGACGCCGGACGGATTGTTGTCACGTCGCGCAATTGTTGCTGTGGAACCGTTTATGGCTGCTTTTTATCGGGTTATGGAGGAAGCAGAACCGCGAGGGACTCGCTGGTATCACCCGAAAATGGGGTTATTTCAGGTTATTGGTTGGCAGCGGTGAAAAAAAGCCGGGTAGTAACCCGGCTCGCTCAACGTTGATACAGGCAACTGCATAAAGCAGGCCCAAGAATCCAAGAACGTCAACAAAAATACCAGTAAGCATATGAATGTTTCAAGCCTAAATATTGATTCTGCAATTTCGGGACGTTACACTGTTCTGGCACCTTATAAAGCGGGTGCCGGGATTGGCGTCCTGGAATTGCATACGGCGATATACGACGCGCCAGCGTCTTTTTTATCGTCCGCATTTGCTCACATCCAGATTATGGTGGGCTGGGCGGGGGCATCGAAAGATGCGCCGGTTTCCGTATGCGCCGGTTACGCCAACCCCGTTCAGTTCACCACCAGTGAAATTGGCGTTTCCGGTGGTGGAAGTTATCCATTGCATACGGAGGCTGCCATCATGGCTACAGTCCCAACTTCCCCATACCTGAAAATCGAAGTCGTCAACGGCAAAGCTGTTATTTTCTCCCTGCATGTTGCCTGCCACTTTAAGCGCATGCACCAGAACATCGTCGACAAAATCGAGTATCTGAACTGCTCACGTGAATTCTTCTCCCGTAATTTCATTCCGGGTACTTACCACGTGTATGGCGATTCCCTGCGTGGTTATTACATCACCCTTGATGGTCTGATGATGCTTCAGCTTGGGTTAAGTCTGCGCACAATGCGGTACTACGAGAGCTGCATTGAAGCATTCCATGAGGCTGAAACCAGCCTGAATCACACTGCTTTCCGCCGTAATCAATGGGAAGTGCGCCCATGATTCGCCGCGTCGTTAATTCCCTGTATCACCGATACAACCGTTGCCCCCGTGTGGGGCAGTGGTTTGCCACCAGCAACGGCCATGTTCTGCGGGTTTGCCTGGTCAGTACCGAAAGCCAGAAAGTCGTGTGTGAATTACTGGGGCGTAACTACACCATCAGTTACCCACTGGTGGCGTTTCAGTCCGGAAAAATGTTTAAACGCCTGGGAGGTGCCGTGTGAACTGTTTTCAGTTTGTATGCGGAAGTGTTTTCGATAATCCGATTCAGCGCCTGATTATGTTGCGTGTTTTGATGTCGGGTTCTTCAGACGGTGAAGGTGAGAGGGTTATTGATCACCAGGTCCTTGCCGATTTTTGTTGCTGTTCAAAACAGGCAATGTTCAGAGAAACCCTGACCCTGGAAAGGGCAGGGTATCTGCGTATCCGAAAAATTGCAACGCTCACTATTGATGCAAAAGCCCGGCTCCAGCCTGCCCGGGGTTACACCATTGTTATGCCGCGTAAGGAGGCTGTATGAGTCGTTACGCCCCCACACCGGAAGTTATAGCTATTGGTCAAATTAATATTTCCGGCAATGTCACACCAGCGAACTGGTGGAAACATATTCGGCTACCCAGTGGTCGTCCGGATGCGACCGCTATCGCCCTGCTCTCAGAGATCGTTTACTGGTACCGCCCGACAGAAGTCAGGGATGAGCATACCGGGGCTTTGCTGGGATATCGCAAGCGTTTTCAGGGGGACAAGCTGCAAAGAAGTTATCAGGCGTTTGCTGAGCAGTTTGGTTTCGGGAAAAGGGAAACCGCGGATGCGTTGAAGCGCCTTCGTGATGCCGGGTTTATTTCCCTGGATTTACGCACGGTGGAAATGCTCGATGGTGTGAAATGCAGCAATATTTTGTTTGTCGGGATCAACCCACAGGCAATTGCTGCCATTACTACTCCTTCTTCTGTTTCGCCAGAAAGTAACAGCAATAACGCAATCAGCGATACAGCTATTACGTTAAAACGGAACACCCCCCAACGTCATAACGGAACAGGGGATACGCCGAATGTTGATACAAATACAGAGATTACTACAGAGATTACAACGGAGACTAAAAACACTATTGGCGCATCCGCTGACGCGTCTGCACCAGCGCGTTCTGCCCGACAGGAATATTCACCGGAATTTGAACAGGCCTGGCAGGAATATCCCAAACGTGCTGGTGGCAATTCCAAGTCAGCAGCCTTCAAAGCCTGGAAAGCCCGTATCAGGGAGGGAATAAAACCGGAGACCATGCTTGATGGTGTGAAGCGGTATGCCGCCTGGGTACGTGCTACAGGAAATACAGGCACACAGTTCGTGAAGCAGGCCGCGACGTTCTTTGGACCCGATCGCCATTTCGAGGAATCCTGGCAACAGCCAGCCGCTCCCGGAGGTGGGCGAACTACCGGCCTCCCGATCTCGGGATTCAGTGAGCAGGACTACGGTTCAACGAACTTCAACTGGTGATTTTTCGAGGTGATGAACAATGTTTGAACAGTTAAAAAAACACTACGCACAACACGATAAAGCGCAATTGCTCAACCGCAGGGCGGAACTGGAGGAGGAGATGCAGTTTGCCCGTGCCGGGAAGCGTCCGTGGCGCTGTGAACACTGGCTGACAAGCGAGGAAACTGCTGAGTGTGAGAAACACGGGAAATACACACGTCTGGTGTTGAAAGGGCCAGATGTTCGTGGGGAAACCATCAAACGGGTGTCTGGTTGCCCGACCTGCATTGCGAATGAACTGGATCAGGTACAGGAGGCGTTACGCATCCTGAAAGTTCATGAATTACTTGACAGAGCTGGTATTGCCCGCCGCTTCCAGGACTGCGAGTTTGAGAACTACCAGGCTGTGAATGCTGACGCACAGAGAAATCTTGAGGCTTGTCGGCGCTATGCCAGTTCATGGGAGAAGTGTCTTGCTGCGGGTACCAGCATGATCATGATTGGCAATTGCGGTACCGGGAAAAATCACCTGGCTGTATCAATGGCAAAAAATATTATTCGCCACCACCTGGCGACTGTCGAAATTACGGATGTCATGCGACTGACCCGCGCTGTGAAAAATACCTGGCGTCACAATTCTGAACGCACTGAAGATGAAGTTATTGACCATTTTGTATCGCTGGACCTGCTCATCATCGATGAGGTTGGTGTGCAGTTCGGTACGCCAACAGAGATAACCATCCTGCAGGAAATCATCAATGCACGTTACGAAAGCGTTTTACCGACAATTTTGATTAGTAATCTGACATTTGACCAACTTAAGGAGTCCATTGGTGAACGGATTGTGGATCGCGTTACTGATGGTGGGCGTAACTGCCTGGTGTTTGGTTGGGAAAGTTACCGTGCACATATCGGAGGTGTGGCAGCATGACTTCTCCTGTCTGGCGTAACGATGACCTGGAAGGCGCTGTCATTGGCGCGTTTTTTCTGCGAGGGGCAGATCCTGAAGTGATGGATATTCTGGCCACACTACCGGCGGACGTTTTTTCTGTACGACCGTACCGGGATATCTACACAGGCATCTGCAGACAGGCCCGTGTGTCCGGCGTGATTGACCCTGTGCTGTTGTGTAATGAGATGCCGGAACTTGCCCCGGTGATTACTGATACCGGGCGCAAAACCTGGGTGAAGTCGTCACTGGAGCACTATGTTACGGCGTTGCGGCGTAATGCCGCATTGCGTGATGCAGAAAAAACACTGAATGAGGCGCTGCAGAAATTACGTGATGCGCATACCTGTGAAGCAGCTGAAGATGCTCTGAAGGATGCGCAGAACATGATGGCCTCATTGTCGACGGAAAAGGGCGTTATTCAGCCGGTACATATTGATGATGTGCTTCCGGAAGTGGTTGAGCGTGTTGAATGCCGGAATCAGGGGCTGGAGAAATCCAGGACGTTGATGACCGGTATTGATGAACTGGACGCAAAAACGGGCGGCATGGAGCCTGGCGACCTGGTATTTATTGCTGCACGTCCTTCGATGGGCAAAACCGAACTGGCGCTGGATATCATCGACAAGGTGACTGAGCAGGGGCATGGTGTTCTTCTGTTCACAATGGAAATGGCGAACATCCAGATTGGTGAACGCATGGTATCTGCGGCTGGAGGAATGCCGGTATCACGCCTGAAATCTGTCACTCACTTTGAAGACGAAGACTGGGCACGTTTCTCACAAGGAGTGGGGCGGATGACCGGGCGCAATATCTGGATGGTGGACCAGGCGAACCTGACCATTGATGAGATATGCGCAACAACGAAACATCACCTGATTAAACATCCGGAAACGGCGCTGGTGGTGGTTGATTATCTCGGGCTGATAAAAACCCGAACCACAGGGCGTCATGACCTTGCCGTTGGTGAAATCTCAAAGGGGCTTAAAGGCCTGGCAAAATCCGGTGGTTTTCCGTTGATTGCGCTGAGTCAGCTCTCCCGCGGTGTGGAGTCCAGGCCCAATAAACGCCCCATGAACTCAGACCTGAAAAATTCCGGAGAAATAGAGGCGGATGCAGACATCATTCTGATGCTTTACAGGGATGAAGTGTACAACCCGGATACGCAGGCCAGGGGCATCGCAGAAATCAATATCACGAAACAACGTAACGGTTCTCTGGGGACGATTTATCGGCGTTTTTATAACGGACATTTTCTGCCTGTGGATCAGGAAAGCGCACAGATTCTTTCCACCCCAATGCAGCAGCCTCAGCCGCGCAGATACAGCAACAAACGAACTGACAGCAGTAAGATGGAGCGTTTCTTTTGAACAACCAGACAATGACTTTTACCCCTGAACAATTACGTAAACAGGCACAGGAAATGTTGCGACAGGCGGAACAACTGAACCGCCCCGGGTTTCCTGGAGAGT